ACGGCGGGAATTGCGGCGTATGTTCTGACGACGGATGATGCGGCTAAGTCTACGGGAACATTAACAGATAAGCAAAAAGAGAATATTGAAGCGTCTAAACAAGCTATACAAAATATTGAAGACGAGGAAGCCGCACGCAGAAGAAACATCGTAACGTCTATGGCAGAAGTGGATAGTGCTGCGCTGCTATGGGGAGAACTGCAAAAGTGTGTTGACGCAAATGGACAAGTAAAGGCGGGATATGAAGATAGAGCGAGTTATATCACAGGTGAGCTGACAAGCGCCCTGGGGATAGAAATTGAACTGATAGATGGACAGATCACGAACTACCAGGAACTGAATACGTCCATATATGATGTTATAGCAGCAAAACAGGCGGAAGTCGCATTGAATGCTATGGAATCCGATTGGAGTACCGCTAAAGATCAAGAATTGCAACTGACGGAAGATTTAGCTACAGCATACGACAATCTTAAAACAGCAAAAACGAATGTGAAAGACCTGACTACCCAGCTTGCAGAAGAGGAAGGAAAGGCGACCGAGGTAACAGATCAGACAGGGAACACAGTAAAAATACAGACGGATAAGTATTATGACCTGCAAAAGCAATTGGAGGAAGCGAATGGAGAACTGCAGGTACAGCAAACTGCATTTGATAAGGCATCTGATGCGGTAGATGCGAATGAGAAAAAGATTACAGACTACGAAAAAGTATTGGCGGCATCTATGGATAACGATACCCAGGCTATTAATGACGCCTTAGCAGAGATCCGTAGTGGGGTGGATACAACTCTTGAGGCTGGATCAGAAGCAGCTCTTTCGCAAGCACAGAATACCGGAAACACTCTGCTCTCTATTCTTGAAGCACAAGAAACTGGAATGAGCAATTTACAGCAATCTACCATCGACAATACCACAGAAAGCATGGGGCTTGCAATTAACACAATAAGCACATCTTCCGAACAAATGAAGTCTCTTCTCGAAAGTGTTGGAACGGATGGCGCTGTAAAAATGCTGATGGGTTTTCAGAACGCAGATCTTGCTGGAAATTTAAGTACAGAAGCACAAAGTGGTATGCAGGCATTGATTTCAGCGATGGCAGGCATGGAAGGGGAATTAAGCCAAGAATCTAAAGATGCCTTAAATAGTTTTATTTCTGGTTTTGATGGACTGAGTGAAGAAGCGCAAGCAGTCTGGTCGCAGGCCTGGTATGGTGCGCTAAAAGGTCTGGAAGGTTTTGAAGATTTAGCAGATCCAGCCGTGGAAGGTGCAGACGCATTTCTGGAAAGCCTACAAGAGGCGTTGAAAGTACAGAGCCCGTCGAAAGCGGTTAAAGAGATATTTTCCTATGTCTGGCCGGGGGCTGTAGAAGGGCTGTCTGAAGGGCAGGAAGAGTTAAATACAACAGGCGGCAATGTCATACAGCAGTTTCTAAGTTCTCTGACAAATGGTGGACTGTTAGACGGGGCGAAACAGATCGGCTCAAATCTGATGTCATTTTTCGGCGTAGGCGTTGGTTCCCAGACGGCAAACTCGCAAGCGCAAGGAAAGGCGAATGTAGAGGCGGCCAATAAGGGGGCGGGGTCGCTTAATCCGACTTCTACGGGCTCCAGGTTTTCCAGTCTTCTTGGCAAAGGAATCGGCAGCTTGGTCGGTTTTTTGTTTGGACAAGGAAAGGGATTAACGGACAGCGCAAATAGCGGCGCCGGAACTACGAACCCAACACCTACAGGAAGCACATTCGGAAGTAAATTAGGACAGGGGATCGGCAGTATGCTTTCCTTTGTTATCGAAAAAGCGAAAGAGCTGGCAGGAGGCGCAGAATCAGGTGCAAATACGGCAGACGGAGAAGGGATAGGTTCTAACTTTGGATCCGGTTTCGTAAATGGAATCGGTTCGTGGATCAGCAGCGCTGCGTCAAAAGCGGCAGAACTGGCGTCGAGTGCATATAATGCGGCGAAAAGCTGGTTGGATGAACATTCTCCTTCCAGAAAAACCAGAGAGATTGGTAAGTATTTTAGCCAGGGACTTGCTCTTGGAATTGAAGATGAGGAAAAAGCCGTTAAGAAGTCCTCCCAAAGCCTTGCAAAATCAGCTCTTGATTCCTTGGATATGACGGCTATATCGAATCGTATGCGAGAAACGATGGCGATAAATACCGGCAGGATCGCAAAGTCATTCGCTATGGAAACAAGCGCAACAGTTATGAATAATGCCGAGACAAATACAGTGTTCCATTTGGCAGATGAGGATATAGAGCGACTGGCGAAAAAGTTTGGCGCTACAGCGGCGGATATGCTGGCAGAGAATGTAGACGGCATGACAATGGAAGTATATGGCAGGGAATTTGCCCGTGTCGTAAAGGAGGCAGAAAAGAAATGATGGACATATACTACGTGAACAGCAAGGGGGTAAGGCTTGATCTGTTAAAGCCTCCTTACTGCTTACAGACCGGCGATATATTTGATTATGAATGGGGATATGAGAGTGTAGATACATCTGCGCTTGCCGGGAGAATAACAGATTTTACAAAAGGAATCGCAAAGAAGTCCTTGACGTTGAGTATCCTGAACTATTCGAAGGAAGCATATTATAACGCAATCGACAAGTTCCATGAAACGGTGGAATATGATGTGCTGAACAAGACTCCTGGCAGGCTATTTATTGGAAAACAGTATCTGCAATGTTACATAATATCGTCCCAAAAGACAGAATGGGAAAATGATATAGAGCTGTTGGATAACAACATTGAGATCGTGATAGAATATCCGTTTTGGATTACTGAGCAAAAGTTTGAATTTAAGCCCAGTACAGGGGTACAGACGGGGGAATATCTTGACTTTGATTTTGATGTGCCGTTTGATCTGCTCGGCGATCAGAAGGGTGTTGGAAATATAAACTATGAGCACTATTCTTCCTGTAATTTTCTAATGACAATATATGGCCCGTGTACAACTCCACGGATAACAATAGGAAGCAATGTATATGAAGTTAAGACGAAACTGGATACCGGAGAATATCTGCAGATCGATTCCCGTGCCGGTACGGTTTATCGTACACGGACAAATGGATTAAAGGTGAATGAATTTGATAACCGCAGTACAGAATCTGGCTCCATATTTGAAAAGATCCAGCCAGGCTATAATCTTGTGTCATGGGACGGTAGCTTTGGGATTGACATTTTGATCTACAAAGAGAGGAGTGAGCCGGAATGGACAGGATGATCGTAATTAATTCTACAGGACGGGAAATAGGGTACCTGGATTACAGTATAAATGTGGATATGGACTTGGGGAATAGTAATGACTTTGAATTTGAAATGAAGCTGGCGTCCTGGGATAGAGAAAAAATGGACTACGGTTTTATTATTGTTCTGCCTGACACAGAATATGGCGGGATGGTCGGGGATATACAGACAGTTACTAAAAATGCAAAAGCAGTAATGACAGGAGACACATGGCGGGGAATGTTGGCGAAAAAGATTATTGAGCCGCCGTCTGGGCAGGACTACAAAACCGTATCCGGCGAATTAAATAGCGTAATAAACAGCTTGATAGGCAGCCAGTTCGGCAGCCTGTTTTTTGTTTCGTCGAAAAATACAGGTATTTCCGTACAGAATTATAAATTTGATAGGTATTGTACATTACTGGCCGGAATAGAAACTATGCTGACAAGCGTAGGGTACCGGTTAGATATACGTTATCGGAGGGGCGGAGCCGGTATCCCTGGATGGGTAGAATTGCAGGCAGTGTTAGTAGAAGATTTTTCTGGAAGTAAAGAATACAACCAGGATAACCGTATTAATTTTACAGCAAGAGATTACCGGCGTGGTATAAACCATTTGATCTGCGCCGGTACAGGGGAAGGCGCCGATCGGACTGTGATACATCTGTATGTCCAGAAAGATGGGACGATCGGCAGCAAAAAATATTATGCCGGGCTGGATGAGCAGGTGGCGTTATATTCCTACACATCGCAGTCTGACGTAGAAAAGCTGAAAGAAGACGGAACAAAGAGGCTGAAAGAGTTAATGAACTATAAGCAGTTCGATATGACCGTTGAAGATGTGGATCTGAATATAGGAGATATAGTATCCGGGCGTGATTACGTGACAGGTATTCTAGTGCAAAAGCCAGTTGTACGAAAGATATTAAAGCTAAAGAAAGGGAAGATTTCCATAGAATATAAATTAAGTTGAAAGGAGAGGATGAAAGATGGAGATCGTAACAGGATACGCAGGTAAGGCGCATATTACTGCGGAAGATTGGGCTGAACTGAACAGGGGGATCATGGGCGCAGATTCCGTTGTGCTGCAAACAGGGAGAGCATTTGAATCAGAACTGGTGTCCAACAATCTGCTAAAGATTTATGACGGATGTGGGCTGATGCAAGGACGGCAGTTTGTAATACCTGCCGGGAAAAGTGATGAGATCACGATTGATAACGGCACACAAGGGGAAAAACGGATTGATCTAGTGGTTGCACGGTATTCGAAAAATGAGGATACGAAGATAGAAGCCATAGACATCGTACTAATAAAAGGCACCCCTGCGGCGACGGCTCCGGCTGTCCCTGCGTACACAAACGGGGACATCCGGGCGGGAGATCTAACGGCG